GCGTAACCCGTGATTCTATTAACTAAAGATTGTATTCTACCTTTGTATATTCTTGGTGCACAGATGGCATAATTCATATATACTTTACTTAAATTAGATTTAGGTCTAGTCATTGATTCACTTAACTCCCATCTAAGCATTTGATTATGCCCTAGTATTTTAGCACCTGACCACAGTGTTTCTATTGTTCGTGATGCTCTATTAAACGTATCACTAACTGGTGGATCAAACGTGTCTGTTTTTTGTAATGCTTTTTCTAATCCACTAGCTGTTCTTTTGATCTTAAACACCTGATCTACATAACTTTTATACTCAAAATATAATACTTGAATATTATTACCATCATTTCTCCCGTTCCAATTTCTTGTATAATCTGTATTACCTGGATACTTTTGTATTCTTTCTAATTCTTCAGCGGTAAGGCTAGGGAATTCTTTTTTAAGTTCTGGTAAACTAACATTTTTAACTTCACCAACATAATATATATCTTCGAAATTAGGGTCCTCAGTATATGAATAAACTAAGTTAGCAGGGTCCACATACTCAGCTGTAACACCATTGGCTTTATTCCAACTTGTTTTTACAGCGCCTATACCAAGTACAACTAGATCATAATTAAATCTTCTTTTGATTAAATCAAATTTATTTCTTGCTAGTGTGTTGTTTATAACTTCTTCTTGCGCAACTTCAATAGATTGTTTATAATCAAGTTGCATGTGTAATTGTAAATCTTCTCTATTTGCTGGTAAATTTTCTTTATCTTGTACGTTCCATAGATCAACACCTAAAGTTTGTTCCATGTTGTTAAGAAAATCTTGAGATTGCATATCGGAAAGAATCATATTAGCATAGTGTGTTCTTTTCTTCATAGACTCAGGGTCTTGAGCATACGCTTTTATTTCATACGCTTTTTCAGACATACCATTTACAACTATATCTATAAACTTAGGTAATATAGCAACTGGTTTCCAATCTAAATTAAGATAAGACAAATCCCCATTAATAGATAACTCATCTTTATATTTTTGAACTGACTGTTCTCCTCTGGCGTATAAACGTAGGTTGTGATAATTATTGTAATTGGCGTTAAATCTATATCCACCAGCGGTACCAGATCCTGATCCAAACCACTCACCCTCTATAGCGCGAGCAACTCTTAAACCATATTCCCAAGAAGCTTTTTCTTCATTGGTAACCACTTGGCTTGGAAAAGAACTATTTGTATTAGTATAAATCATCTATTTTATTATTTGTGATATGTTTCCTTTATTGTCGTATTTAGCAAAATCAAGATTAACGGGTACGTTAATTTTTTCTGCCTGCGGAACGTAACGATGTTTGTTACAGGCCATTATTGCTAGCCCCGAACTTATAGAAGCATCGTGTTTTGTTCTATTATTTATGTTAAATTTTGCCCAATCTTCTAATGTACGTTGGAAATACATATCTCCGTATGTTCCACCGTCTTGATAACCTACAAAATCCTCTATATAAGATTCTATTGCGGCAGCATGAGCTTGTCTAATGTCTTCACTTGAATTGGGTATTCCCCCAATTTCTTTTTCAGTTACTGATAACTTGTTCCAGACCTTATCTGGTCTATTAATTGAATACGCTCTATATCCCCTACGTCTGAAGTGATATAGTAATCTAGGTTTATTATTTTCAGCTAGTATCGGCATACCATAGAATATACATGCCATTAATACATCTTCAAAGAATATCTCTGCGGTTGGTGGTCTTGATATGTATTCTAAGAAAAATACATTAGGTGGGCAATCTTCCATAGAAAATTTAGTTAATCCATGAAGAGATCCATTAGAACCTCTGTTATCCACTGTACCTGATATATCGTAACTATCACAACCAAAAGCGCCCATATGTTCATTGCCGGGATACTTTCTACCATGTTTTGTAAAAATCTTGTTTTGTAATGCAACCTGTGGTACCCATGAAACATGAAATCTTCCTTTTGTGTTTGGGTGAAATATAACACGTGTATCTTTTATACCATTCTCCCATTGGAAATTTCCTTGTGTTACTACACTGGTATTTTTTAGGTCATTATTGTAATCTATTTGTTGGTATATCTTTGTTAAATTAAATAATGATTGTTTTGCTTCGTCTCTAAATGCATGTTGCTCAGTACGTGGAAATTGTCTGTAGAACTCATTTAAAGAATCGTGATCATCTTTTAACCCATCAACTTCATTTTGCCAATAATCAACAACACCTGTCCATATTGTTTCATCGTGCGGCGCTTCAACCGGAGCTTTCGGTGTTTCAAATACAGGGTAACCATAGATGTCCATATAGCCTTCATAATTCCACTCCATCGGTATGAACAAACTATATAAACCAGATCGTGTCTGGCCGTTAGCATTACGTTTATCAACATTAGAATTATCATACAATTTTTTAAAGTTATCACCACCTTTATCCAAAGCGTTGGAAGTACTCCCCATCATACATTTACCAATAATTCTACTACCTAGTCTTAATGTTGTTTTGGTTACTCTCCAGTTATTTAATATGTTATTTGGTCTCTCCCATTTACCACTCTCATCGTGTACTAGTAGTTGTAACTTTTCACCATCATAACTATTGTCTCCAGTATTTTTCCAATCAATCGTAGTATCAAGACCATCAATGTCTTCTATTTGTTCGTTTGTATCAAGTTTTCTTCTTGTAAACTTAGATGCAGGAACTCTATATGCGAGTTCTGTCTTAGGTCTATCCATACCATCTTGAATAGGTTTAAAGAAAAAAGGATAATTAACAGATATTGGCACGACTTTGTCGGTGAACATCTTTTTAGCATCAGGACCAGTTTTTGATAGGATACCAAATCTTGAATCCGTTGATATTGTTGCCATGTTGACACACTCTCCAGAAGCCATAAATGAAAAACCAGAACGTCTATTTTTTAAATAGCACATCCCGTAACATCTTGTATCTGCTTTGCAAGCTTCCCAGAATATATAAAACAATCTATTTGCTTCTCTAAAGTCTGGTTGACCAACATCTATTTTACTCCATTGTAAGTACATGTAATGTGTACCTGTTATGTATGTAGATTTGTTTTTGTTTTTAAACCAAAAACCTTCATCACGTCTTTTAAATTCGTCATCTATATAGTCAAACCATTTTTCCTTAAATTGGTCAGGATAATCCTTCCAATCAAATATGGTTTTAAGTCTTTGTAGTTCTTTTGGATAAGGTGTTACCTCCCATGTATTAGACGTGAATTCAGTAATATTTTCTTCTTTGGGTAATGCTATTTTTAAACCTTGTATTTCATATACCTCACCGATCTTACCGGTTTTACTTATAATAACAACATCATGCTCGTGGTCGTATCCATATTTCCATTTCTTGTACCTATTATTTTTTTTAAAAATCTTAGGATTAATATGGTTTTTTATTACTCTATATAAAGTTTGTTTATGCATTATTTAGATCTTCCTTCAGCAAATCCTTTAAAACTCTTTGGTTTTTTAGAATCACTTGGTTTATCATTAAGTATGTTTTCTTCTTCCTCTATTCTGGCTAGAATTTCAAAAGCATCGAAGATAGCTAATTTTTTGGTTGCCGCAGCGTTCTTTAATCTATCAGCCGAAATATCTTCATCTGAATCTACTATTTCTTCTTTAGCAACTTTAATCAACTCCTCAACCGCCTTGTGCCCAGCTAGGATTATATTCTTTTTCGTTTCCTTCGTATTCATGCTTAATTACAATATCATTTGATTTCATACAATAGAATCTTTCATTATCAACGATAAATTCAAATTCACTAACAGGGGTGAAGCCAATTAAGTCTTCTTCTTCAACACCCATATTTTTTAAAATATCATTACTATATTTTAGTATACCAGTTAATGGTTTTTCTTTATTTTGATTTAACACGTTATTGTCAATAATGGGTTTAACAAAACAATAGTCAAGATGTGTCGTCCATTTATCATCATGCTTATATAGATAAATTTGATATGGATCGCAGAAATATAAATCATCTTTAAAATAAGATGAGCTATCTTTTTCTTGATCTCTTATATCATAAAATCTTCTAAAAACATTAAAATGAACAATCACAGTATCACCGGGTTTTATTTTACTTTTAAATGCCAATGGTGTTGATACCACAACTGCCTCCCTACTAACAAACCTATGATTTTCTATCTTAGTATTTATTACAAGGGTTTTATCACCTACTTTCTTTTCGTTATTATACCTTTTGTTAACGGGTTTAATAAGAAATTTATATAAGCTATTCACTATATTCTAAATCATATTCAACAGATATTGCCATGTGAGAATTGAATTTCTTCCAAGGCAATACCTCTTGATTTTTCTTTATATAAATGTTGTAAGAACTGTCTTTTTGATCCAATAATATATCGCAGATTTCATGTCCACCATATACTGTTTGACCTAAAGCGTAATGCATAGCTTCATTTTTATAGTCTGAACCTATACTTATTTTTCTAACAACAGAAGATGTCATTACTTCACTTCTTCTACTGCAGGCTCCTCAACTTTTTCCATAGGTGTAATACTACCATCTTTTAGATCGATGTTTACATCACCATATGTTTTATTAAGCTCTTGTTTGAATTCTTCTAATTGCCCCATAACCTTTTCATGGTCTTTGGTTAAGCCGTCTTTTCTTACAGATGCTAC